CCGATCATCTTCCGCGATCAAACTCGCTATTGTATTATAAACGCACGACTAATGACAAACGCTGCACAATACGTCATGCTTAATTTTGGGCATCACACACTACGATGGCATCTCGCTCAGATCCGCGCTGGACGTTCTACGGCTGAGCAGATTGCGGGTTACTACCAGCCGAATCCAAAAGACCCAGAGCAGCGCACAATCTGCAAAGGGTTGGCTGACCTGCTCAAAGCGAAATCTGAAGATCTTCCCGAAAGTCTCCGATGACCCAAAGCGAGTACGTTAAGCACTCTGGTCTAACCAAAGGCCGAGTCTCTCAGTTGGTCTCCAAAGGAATGCCGTTGGACTCAGCCGAAGCCGCCGACGCTTGGCGTGGATCTGGAGCGCAAAGAAGGAAGGCTGCTATTGAAGCAAGCCACATTCGGTCAGAGCCTTCTGAGGGTCCATATCGGCCACCAGAATCAGAAGCTCCGGTTAATCCTTCCATTGTTGCTGAAAGCACTCCGCAGGGAGCGTATGAGCGACAGAAGCAGATTGAGAGAGCGTCTTACGGTCTTGCGGTTCAATCCCTGCGCTCAAAATCTCTCGACGCTGCTCGTATGGTCTCGGTTCACGCGACCGCAGCGAAGAACTTAATCAACGCTCGTAAAGACGTTCTTGACCTCTCCGAACGGGAAAAGCGATTAGTCTCCGGTGATTGGGTCAAAAAGGTAATGCAAGACCATGACGGGTCCGTAGCTCAACTGCTTAAGTCGATGCCGAAACAACTTGCCGGTAGAATTGCTCCTCACGACCCAGAACACGCTGAACGCGAACTAGAGCGTTGGGTTCAAGAAGTATGTCTGAAAACTCTGCACTCAACCGATCCTTGGAAATGAATCAAATTGAACACCTGCTGGTCTCCAGCCTTATCCCTTACGCTCGCAACTCTAGGACGCACTCCGACGAGCAAATAACTCAAATCGCAGCCTCAATTCGTGAGTTTGGATTTACCAATCCAGTTCTTATCGATTCCAACGGGACAATCATAGCCGGTCACGGTCGAGTAATGGCTGCAAAGAAAGTTGGATTAGCGGAAGTCCCGTGTCTGCGTCTTGGACACTTAAGCCCATCACAGATTAGGGCTTATGTGATAGCTGACAACAAGCTGGCTCTCAACGCTGGATGGGACGATGAGATGCTCAAAGCCGAATTGCTTACTCTGCAAGAGGAAGGATTCAACACCGATCTGACCGGATTCTCAGATGACGAACTCAATGCTCTCTTGAACTCGGAAATCATCGAGGGACAAACCGATCCAGATGAAATACCAGAACCTCCTGTTGAGCCAGTCACCAAGCTCGGAGACATTTGGGTTCTAGGAAACCACCGGCTGATGTGTGGGGATTCTACAAGTATTGATGCAGTTCAAAAAATGATGGCTGGCGTTAAGGCAGACGTGCTGTTCACCGACCCACCTTATGGCATCAACTTCAAGCCGCAGCGCGGTACGCACGACATCATTCTAAACGATAACCTGAACGGAGCAGAGTTTGATGATTTCCTAGACGGCGTTTTTGGGACAGCTTTGGTGGTAATGAAGCCAGACACCTACGCCTTCGTCTGGACCGGCTGGTCCAAGATTGGCGCGTTTGAGCGTTCGCTGCAAAAGTTCTTCAAGATTCAAGCAATGCACATTTGGGTTAAAAACAATTTTGGGATTGGCTACTACTCACGCCCGAAGCACGAGCCATTTTATCTTTGCTTGAACGGAAAGCCTGTCTACCCAAGCACAGCGCCCGCCGACGTTTGGGATCACGCTCGCGTCCATAAGACGGTGCATTCTTGCGAAAAGCCTGTGGGTTTGATTGAAGATGTTCTGAACACTTACCACAAGAATGGCGTGGTGCTTGACCTGTTCGGCGGCAGCGGCAGCACCCTGATTGCTTGCGAGAAAACCCACCGCAAAGCCCGTTTGATGGAACTAGATCCCAAATACTGCGACGTAATCGTCAAGCGTTGGGAAGACTTCACCGGCAAAAAAGCGGTTCTGGAAAAGGCGTGATGGAAATCCTGAACTGCCAGAAGCCGAGAGGGTTAGAAGCACTCCGTCAGAACAAGATCGCGCTCAAAGCCATTGAGCGTGACACGGTTCTTAGATTCCTGCCAATCGCAGACGATAAGCCTTCCCGCATTGATGGGTTCATCTGGAACCAAAACTCTGGCGTAATTACCGGAAGTTATGAGGTGAAATCTCGGACTTACGGACTGGCAAAGCTGGAATCAACCTTCGGCAACCAATGGATGATTTCATGGTCTAAGCTTCAAGCCGCGCTTGAGATTACGAAGCACACTAAGTTGCCATTTTGGGGAGTTCTGCACTTAGAGCCAGACGGTCTGGTGCTGATGGTTGAGATCTTCAACGAGAATGCAACTTGGGGTTGCAACGTGCAGTTGCGGGACAAGTTGATGGATGGAGTCAATGAGCGGATGGCGTTTCTCAACATGAATGAGGCTCGAAAGCACCGGATCGAAGAATTGAATACGGAGTTGTTCTGATGCTTGATCTACAGCGTGAAATCCTAGAGTTCAGAAGACAGATCTACCGTCCGTCTCCACGTCAGACTGTTGTGGAATGGAGCGAAGCCAACCTCACGTTGACACAACGGCAGACTGAACATCCCGGTCCATTCTCCACGGCTGTTCGTCCGTATTGCAGAGAACCGCTTGAGTGCTGGAAAGATCCGTCAGTCTCTGAGGTCACGCTCTGTTGGGGTTCCCAGACCAGCAAGACGACGACTTTGATGGCTGGTCTTGCGTGGGCTATCGACACAGAACCGAGTCCCGCGCTGTGGCTGATGCCGAGTGAGAATCTGGCTCGCAGCTTCTCCAAATCGCGCTGGATGCCATTGCTGGAAGACTGTCCCGCATTGGTTGCGCGGTTTCCTTCTGATGCAGACCAGATGACCAATCTAGAGCAGCAATTTGATCGCTGCACTTTGACCTTTGTTGGGTCCAACTCACCGGCAAATCTAGCGTCCCGTCCGGTGCGAATCTTGGTCGCAGATGAAGTGGACAAATTCGCTGAAGCAACTGCTAAGGAAGCTGATGCTCTGGACCTTGCAGAGCAGCGGCTCAAAGCATTCTCAAGCTCCAAAGCGTTCTTTACCAGCACTCCGACAACCTCAGAGGGTAGAATCTGGCAGCGTTATCTTAGAGGAGACCAGCGACGGTATTACATCCCCTGTCCGCATTGCTCCGAGTACATCAAGTTAGAATGGAAGCAAGTCACTTGGGACAACGCGAAGACCGAAGACGGAAAACCAGACTGGCAGCGCATCCGGTCGTCAGCACATTACGTTTGCCAACTCTGTCAGGGTAAGATTTCTGATTCCCATAAGGTGGCAGCGTTGAGACACGGGAAATGGATTGCCGAGAATCAAGCGAGCCTTCCAAGCGTTCGCTCTTATCACTTATCGAGCCTCTATTCACCAGATCGTAAATGCACTTGGGGACATCTAGCTGTCTCGTTCTTGGAAGCCAAAAGCTCAATGATGGGGTTGCAGGGTTTCATCAACGGAATGTTGTCGGAACCGTGGGAAAACCAAGAGTCCCAACAAGAGCGAGTGGAGATTGTATCCGATGCTGGACTACCTGAAGCCAGACGCTATCTGACCGCTGACGTACAAGCCGCTGCTCCGTTTGTCTGGTGGGTCTGTCGAGAATGGAGCAAAGGCAATTCGCGTCTTGTTGCTGCCGGTCACGCAGACGATTTCGCAGCACTTCGACGGGTACAACTTCAATACAACGTGCATGACATGGACGTTGGGATTGACTCCGGTTTCAACACACAAGCCGTCTACGATGCTTGTGCTGAGTTCTCACAGAGCAGCGTTAATCCAATCACATATCCCTGCGGTCTCCGGTATCCACCAGAAGGAGGGCTGAGAAAGCCAATGCTTATTGGTTGGATGCCAATGAAAGGCCGAGAAACCGGAGCGCGATTCACCAGCAAGACTGGCGCAATCCATCCGTTTGGCATTACGACATCAACGTCAATGCGGACTGATGCGGTCCAGCCTCTTCTGGTCTTCGATACTGAACACATGCGGGAAGTGCTTCAGCGGCTCCGTAAAGGGTCCGAGAATCACCAATGGACCGTTTGCAGTCTACCCGCACCACTAGAGGCTGAGGGAGCATTTGCAAGCGATTCTGATACATACTGGAAGCATTTGGACTCTCACGTTCTAAAGCCAACTGCTAACAGAGCAGGAAGAATCAAACATCTGTGGTTC